CCGAACCCATGAAGGGAGGCGCTGCCTCCCACGCGGGCTTTCCAGGCCCGCAACCCGTCCTCTGTTAGAAGACGGGCCTCAACGCGCGGTTTAGCTTGACGCCGCGCGGTCGTCCGCTACGCATCAGGTGGTCTGGATCCTCGTTTCCGGGGTTTACCAGGCACTTGAGCAGGGCAGCGTTTCCATCAATCCCATTTTCTGGGATAACGGAACGTACCACGTACCCCCTCGCAAGAGGCACGTGATAGTCAGGACAGAACGCATCCCCCGAGGGGGGCGCGTTGTAGTCTAGCCTGCCAAGCAGAGAAGAGGTTTCCTCGACAACAGGGTACAGACCGTTAAGTATCACGGTCAGCGCCTCGTCGTAGAGGGCCACGACCTTGCGGAGCCCGCTCTTGTAGAACAGGTTCCGCGTGGCCACAGCTGAGACAACTTCTCTTGCGTCGCGCCGTGAGCTAGGAAACGAGTACCGAATACGTGTGACAGAAACGTCACACCCGGCCCAGTATTCCCGGCCACAAGACTCTCTGAACAAGCCAGTCCAGAAAGACTTGTGTCGATTAACCTTGAAGCCAAAAGCCTCAAGGACCTCGATCACAGTTTCAGCCGCTGCGGAGGGACAGATTATGTCGTCTCCGTAGACACGCACCACGTCCTGGAGTCTTGTAAGACTCTTGTAGGACACGGGAACAGACACAGCTCTGTGAACTCCCAACAACGTGCAGGCCGCAAAAATAACGGCCTCCACAGGGAACGTTAGAGCTGACCCCATCGAAGCAAACTTGAGAAGAGGGATTACCTCTCCATCAGGTAGCTTGGCTCGCGTCGAACGACAGGCCTGGACCGCTTCATTAAGAAACGGCCAGGGCTCGAGGATAGCCTCGACGAGCCAGTTGGGCACACGATCACTAGCTTCGCTCAGATCGAGCGTCGCTAGTGCTCCTTCTTCACTGGCGTAGTGCGCCATAGCCTGGTTAGGCCATTGGTGCTCAAAACCTAAGAAGGAGGATGCCATCTTGTGCGACTCGATGGCACCCACGAGTGCACGCTTGAGAGACTGCTGCGCATATTGCATCGCAGTGGGCTCCGCAGCGATAATTCGTGGTGTGACCTGTGTCTTCGGGACGAGAATCACCCGGGTGGGGTATTCCTCATCCATGGGCAGGAGCCTCAAAGGCTTTTCCCGCGTTGCCAACAAAGAGTGCTGGGCGTACTCCCGATGAGGGAAGATGCGCTCCAAACGCTCAGGCCACGTAGGAAAGGTCCACTTCTGATTACCGATAAGGTAATCGGCGGTGGCGCCAGGCCCGTGCGTCGGGACAATCTCGTAGTCGGCGATCTGACGATCGACCTCTGCAAAGACGTCTCCGAACACGAGCATGATGACCTTGGCCAGATCCCCGAGAAGTCCTCCTCCGAAGAGGGGAGACTCCTCAGGGCTCAGCCTAAAGGGCCATCCAGCTCCTGGTCTACCTCGATGTACTGTCTGATCGCTGCACGCTGCGCCATGGCGGGAGCCATAGCCTTCTCCTTGGAGAACAGCAAGCAGAGTTGCCGAATGGCAAAGACAGCATCAGCCTGAGCTTCAAGGTTGCCTCCTGAGGGAAGCAACCGCAGGCCAAGGTTGATGGTCGGTTCCCCATCGCCGTGCAAGCACGGTGAGTAGCTGGGGAAGAATACCGGTACATCGGGCATCCCGAACAGCTTCTCCATGAATCCCCCCAGAAACTGGGGGACGCCCGAAGGGAGCGTCGTGAAGGACTCGGTCCCACCTTGAATGGTGTTGACCATGACCTTGCGGCGCTTGAACCCCTTGAACGCGTTCACAGAGAGAACCTCGTCAGCAACAGCTCTTTCGAACTGCTTGCCAAACGAGGGGAGGGTGACGGTAAAGAACCCGTCACCTTCAGCTGCGACACGCCGACGCATATATTCTGCGTCGGCCTGGGTGCTGACTGAGCACATGTCCCCGAGATCTTCGAGGACACTCAGCCAGATTTCACTTCGGCTTTTCACTTCGGCCACCTTTCTGGGTGGTTGGGAAGGTCCTAGCCATGAACCGAAAACGCGGGACCGGGAACAACCCGGCCCCGCGCTCCCTCAGGACTCGCCAGCGAGCACCTTATCGGTGTTCGTGGACGCAGCCAGGAAGTCGGTGAGAGCCTTGACGATCTGCTTCTGCTCAGTGAGCGTGAAGCCGATCTGGGGCACATCGACGACCAGGTACGTGCTCATCGAGTACGGACGGCTAACCCCATCAAGAAGGGGATCTGCCGCCGTCTTCGTCGAGTCGAGTCGCACAGTATGACGGTTGCGCTTGCCCACCACGTGAGTGATGGTAAGCGTGAGGCCATCGGCGGACGACTCATAAGTCGCCTTTCGATCGCCAACGGAGACCCTTGGAAGGGTCTTCGCAACCGCGTTAACTGTAACGGTTGAAGGATCGGTAAACATGGCGTGTGACTTTCTGACTGGTGACACGGGCAGGATTGCCCATGCCAAGTGACGCTGGGGCGGGTTGCACCAGCGACGCTACGTCTCACGACGTGGCTACGCGAAACGGCTTATGCCGAGTGCGACCAGGATCGATTTCTGACGGGCGTTTAGCCCGTCGTCGGTCAACCCAAATCCGAAAGGATGAGCTTGTCGACGTTGATGAGTGGTAAAGGAAACTTCACTGGTGATGACGCTAGGCGTCAGAGCACCGTTCAAGTAAAGTCTCCCGCTCCACGTTTCCTCTCTGGACACGTGCTGTTTGCACATCACGTATCCGTAGGGCATCACTAATCCGTCTTGGGTAAACGCCGTGATATTCTTCATGACGTCCCCGACGTTGGAAAAGTAGTCGACAAGCCAGGAATACCCCGTCAACTCCCACAATGTGTCAATGCCAGGCCGGATCCCGTAAAGGTGATCTAGCTCGGCGACCGACCGCCTCCACCCTGTTTGGGGAAGGTAGTAGGTGAAGGCACCCTCGAACCATGTTTTGGTTCTCGTGGTAGTGGTAGTTGTCAAGGTTCCAGCTTCGCTCAAGCCCCCGGGCCCTTCTCCATAGGAGTAGGGAAAGCGATTACTCTGCACAACTGATGTGCTTGTAATCTGCTCCGGAAACTCATAGCGACGCCGGATCCACCGACCGGAATCCCGCTCATACTGACGCAACAAAGCGTCGTGATTACGAGCGGTGGAGACGAGATCACTCGCGTCTCCGAAAAGCGGCAGGTACCCGAACATGATGTTGAGGTACTCACCGCCCACGTTCCCGGCATTGCCAACTCTCTGAGGGAGACCCTCTCGGAGCAGCTCTGCCGCGCTGGTTGAGAGATCAACCAGTGGGTTGGTGGGGGAGCAGCGTGCAATGGCGGTTGTCCCTGCAGCATCAAGATCATTGCTGCTGCGCAAAGGAGCAACTGCCGTGGTAAGGCCCTGGTAAGCTTCATAGCTTTCCATGGACGGACCCAATCCGTGTATGTAACCGGACGGGCCCAGAACACCTTCCCACAGACGCCAGAGAGAACCGCGCCTATCAAGGACGACGGCCTCTCCGTATTTGCCGACATGCGTTCGCGTGTGGACAAATTTGCCTCCAATATTCCTGGGAGAACGACCCAGCCATCTGACCGGGTGTCGGTAGGACTCACGGGTTTCACAATTGCTGAGGGCCGAATCGGTCCCAGCGTACGTGGCTCCCGTGTATGAGCTTCCAGAGTAAGCAGAACTCGCTCTGGAAAGACGCATGGAAAACGGGTTTCGACTCTGATTCCTCGGTGATGAATCACCGCCGTCAATCGGCAGTACACCGAGAGAGCCGTCCCCCCATGTGTCACTCATAACTACCTCCTCTCAGAAGAGAAAGGATGCTCGGTTAGCACCCGGGGGGCCCTCAAG